CAATTACGGTGACTTGAACTCCGGGCGAGGTAAGGGCCATTTATAATTCTCCTAAAATTTTTGATTAATTTGGTTTGTAGTTTTATAAATTAAAAAATACTTTTCCATACAGATATTTATCGGATGTGGCCAAAACCAGTGGTGTTGCGTTGCCCTTTGCAAAGGTTTGCATGATAAATACACCATGAGACCCATATGTGCTGCTTGTAATCAACGCTTGGTAGCAGTGAACTACACTCGCGACAATGTTGTACACTATCGAACCAAATGCGATCACTGCATTAGAAGAAACAAAAAAATAAAGCCGCCTGAGGCCCTGTGGAAGAAGGCAGGCTACAAGAAAAAAGCCACATGCGATAGATGTAGCTTTAGATCACGATATGCTGGTCAGTTACTGGTATGTCACATGGACGGAAACATGCGCAATGTGTCTTTGAACAATTTACGCACAGTTTGTTTGAACTGCATGGAGGAAGTAAAGCGGCTTGATATACCCTGGGTTCCTAATCAACTTCAGGCTGATCGTTGAATTACCAGCTGCTGCACCTGCTCATACAAGTGATCTAGACTGGAATTGTTGTCTAGCACAGCATCAAACTTGGTGCCGGCCCAGGCGTATTCGCTGGCATGAATTTTACTACGTTCCAGTTTGCCTTTGCTGATACTCCAGTTAGAGTTGCCGTCGGGTCCGTGATTCACGCTGACTGCTGCATCATACCACACAGGTTCAGGTCCACGGGTCACACGCACCACAATGCCGCCTGCTGCCTTGATTGACTTGATTTCGTTGGGGAAGCGGCAATCACTGATCACAATGTCGTCTGTGGAGTTACGCAGTTTGTTTTCCAAGCTGGCAATCCAGATATCGTCATGAAACCCTTGACGGCAAACTTCTGTGCCCCAGTATTGCAGCACCCAACGTGGAGTTAGTTTGGGCAGTTTTAAACGTTCTGCCCACCAAGGATCAATTTGATCCCGCCATTCGCGGGCTTGTTTGGTACGGCCTTCCAGCAGTTCTCTGTTCCATCCAAACACATGACTCACAGCGTCCTTGAGTGTGTTGGCAAAACTTTCTCTACGGAATTGATGTATGTTCACAAGATAATCTGCAATGGTATCTTTGCCACTTGAAATAAAGCCCACAAGTCCGATGATCATTTTAGTTCCTTTACGTCCAGATGTTTTAGTGTGGCTTGCAGCATGTCAATTTGACGGCGACAATCCTCTAGTGCATGATGACTGGTAGCAGGACGGGGCAGCTCAGGCCACAAACTAAACACTGTTCTTGAGTCCCTTACCTGAAAATATTTCCAGGGCAAAGGCTTGCAATAACTCTTGTAGGCATGCTCAAGAATGTTCATGTCATATGTGGGACCTTGACTCCAGATCAGTTTTGAGTGCCAGATCAGCTTGGCCAATTCGTCTAGTGCCTGGTCCAGAGGAATACGGTCTTGTTCGTTGAACGCTTCTTCGCGGGCATGGTCGGGTTGAGTAGCCCACCATGCAATTGTACCGTTATCGATAGCACGATTTTCCTGACTTTCTAAAGTGACTCTAGCATAGTAATGTTTGTCGTACCAGCCCGTGCCAAACGGATCAAACGTTTGAGCGGCAATAGTAAGAATGGTTGTGTCCGGTCCTGTTGCCAGGCCTTCAAGGTCAATCATAAGTGAGCTCATGTTGCTATTGTAGCATGATATATTAGTTTATGCAAGCAAAAAAATCTTCAAATAATTGATTTTGAGTCTTATCGCATCGCATACCTTTGACACTATTTGCAACCATTGGCATAACTCTCAAATTGGTCCAATGTCCAATTATATACGGCGGTATATGATCGTGGAACCCTTGTTGTATACTATAGATATGATCTAATGCATTTTCTGATCTTCTTATGCTGTTTGGATTTATTTTGTCAAAATCTTGCTTCCAACTCTCTTTGGTATATCTTTTTACTGCATCATAATAGAATCTACGCAAACTACGTAAATGATATGGGGTTGCACCGTTTTGTATCCTGGCTTGAGATATTTTTTTTCTAGCATCTACTGATTGGCTGCCATTAGCAACTCCGTATTTCTCAAAACATGTTATTGCATTCTTTTGTTTTTGTTGTTCAGTATAGGAATTTTGATCTCGATATTTTCTTCCTTTTTTTGCCGTACTGATATTTGATATTTTGCGTTTTTGATTTATTTCATCAGACCATAAATTTTTAAAGTCGCCGCGAGAATGTTGAAGTTGGGTTTTTGCTGCCCTGCTTGATGTAGTGAGATATCTATTCTCCCACCACTTGACAGGGACATTTTTTACAGGACACAACGGAATTTCATAAACATCATTTAATACATGCCATATCCGTTGTTTTGCTTTTGCTACATCTGGAAGGAATGACGTTTTGTTCACAACCTGTTGCCAAAGGGCAGGATGTGTTTTATACAAATAGCGTGTGGCAGATTTGTTATAGGAAGTATCGTTGTTTATAATCTCAAGAAGTATAGTTTTCATACTTCTATTTATGCTATCCTACAACAAACGTTATTTACCCTATTACAAATGTAATTGGAGAACTTCCATCCACATACAGTTTGAGCTCTTCAATACACTTGTCCATTTGTGCCTGTGCTTCGGCTTTCATTGCTGCACCATTGAGAGTGCCACCGCCGTTCGGTCCGGCGATAGTGCCAAACTTTTCACGGGCTTCACCAATGATCATTTTGCTGGCTGCTACCATGTAGTCCTTGATCCATTGTTGGATCTGGAAGTCGCCCAACAACTGGATTTCGGGCTTGAGATTGTAGGTCCATAACAGGACCACTTCGCCGTAACCGGTTGGGCTGCGGATAAGTTGCAGTTTTTTGGTAACAGGATTCCAGGTGTAGTTTATAAAGCCGCCAAACATTCTAGCTGCCAATTCCACATACTGGGTATAGAAATCGTAGGTGGCCAGGCCGCCTGATTGGTTAAAGTTGATCAGGTACACATTCATCTGTGCCTGACTAAACGGATCAAAATTTGAACCTGTTGGGCCTGAGGCAATGCCAAAGCTGCGTCGGAAAATCTGTCTAACACTCTGCACTTCTTGTGGCAAGGTGTAGATGTTCTGCTGATTTACCAACTGCATAAAGCTGTAGCTTTCTTCGTAGGCATTGTTGGCCCGTTGGCGATAGGTGCCAACAGTTCTTTGATACGCTGCTTCTAGATGAGCAGGATCAAGTTCAAGGTCAATGATTTGATGGCCCAGTTGTAGGCGCACATACTCAAAGAGATTGGTTTTTAGCGTGATTAAATCAATAGATTGTTGTTCGACCATTAGGGGCTCCGTGCCCTATATTTAGTCTTTTACCACGCCTTCAGTATAACCAAGTTCTCAGTTCCACGTCCGTTAAACTGTGTCTCTGTAGTGGTTAGATCTTTGTAGATCTTTCTAGCAGCGGGCTTGCCAGCGGCCTGCATAGCCCGCACAATGTCAGCTGGTTTGCGCACAGTTTTCTGCACACTTTCTGCGGTGCTAAAACCAATGATGCTGTTGCTCTTGACAGTGAATGTGCCCACATGCGAGTCTGCTACCACATGGATCAGTTTGCGCTTCTTGCTGTCATACAGCCAGGCTTCACTCTTGTCCACTAGGTTTGCAGGAGCAAGTCCTTTGATTTTGAGATCCACAATTTCTGCCTGAAACTTGAACTTGGCTGCACGTTTTTCTGGACTGATGGCCTTGGCCTTGCGTGGCTTGCGGTCAACCTTCTTGATCTGCACGTATGCGCCACAGTCATTGATCACTGCTTCACAAAACTTCACAATGCCTCTCATTTGAATCTTGGTAAAGTTGCTGTAGCCTTCTGCCAGTTGAGCATCCTTGCCGCCAATTACCGTTTCAAATTCTACCAGTTTGCGTTTCCAGTCTGTGGCAATTTCGTTCACCATTTGTGGTGCTACATTTTTGCCACGGATGATAGTAATGGGTTTGATGTCTGCACTCATCTTGGCGCCAGACTCAACAAAATCGTCAAACAGGCCTTCTAGTTCGCCTGCACATTCGCTAAGTTTTTCCCGCAATCGATCCTGGATTGTTTGTCTAGCAGGTGCTGTATCTGTTTTTTCCACCTCTACTTGTTGAGTAGTGCCCAGAGTTTCTGCCAACATGTTGTCTAGTTGAATCTGTTCTGCTTCAGTCAAGTCCAAGCCCACCTGGCTCATTCTACACATCCAGCCTGTGGTTAGTCTCAGTGCAGAATCCGGAACACCGCGAAGTAGTCGCACATCGTTCTTGCGGCCGTGAGTTTCCAGGTAGCTCACCACCATGTCTCTGGCATCCTTTTTGCCATAAAAGTAATTGTACCAGCTAAACGCCTTGGTCAACTGACTTATTCGATCATAAATGGGCTGTACACGCCAGGTGGGCTCATCGCCCATGAATTTGGTATCGGCGCTGCGTGGATTTAATGGACGCACAGTTGCGCGAGCTGTTTGAGCAGTGGTTTTCATGGTACTCCTTACTAATGCAGTAATTATAACACAAACAGGATTATTGGTCAACTGACCCATAAATACATTACCATGCCCAGATTATCACTATACAAACCCAATCGCTCAGCCGACTATCAGTTTTTTGATAGAACAATAGCCGAAATGTATCAGGTGGGCGGGGCCGATGTGTATCTGCACAAATACCTGGGTCCAGCCACGGGCGACAACGGAGGCAATCCGGATGCTACCTTGCCCAAATATGACACACTGAATCCGTTGTTTATTGAAGATCTGTTGTTGTTGGAAAATAGAGATAGAAAATACGATCAAGACATCTATGTCATGCGTGGTGTGTATCGAGCACAAGACATAGATTTTGATCTTACACAATTTGGCCTGTTCCTGAACAACGACACCTTGTTTATCACGTTTCATTACAACCGCATGATAGACACCGTGGGTCGCAAACTCATGAGTGGCGACGTGCTGGAATTGCCCAGTTTGCGCGACTACAATCCTTTGAACAGTGACATACCCAGAGCCCTGCCCAAGTGGTACGTGATCCAGGATGCATCACGTACCACTTGGGCAGGGCTCTGGGTATG